AAGTTGTTGCAGGAATATACATCCAGCGTGATGAAGTGGGTGGGTTCGATTGAGTGGATTTGAATACCACTTTCAATCAGAGGAACCCACCCACTTACACCAGCCTTTGCTGGATAGAGTTCCCTGCCAAGGTGAGTCGGACCATGAATGACGATAGGTTGGCTCATGCGAGTCATGCCGATCTTATCGACAACCCGCTCAAGGAAACGATATGTCAGTTCCATATCGTCTGCAACGCCAGCCCTACAGTTGTACATGTCAAGATAGTATGAATATCCAAATGCCATTTACTCGCGCTCCACCATGTAGATGTGATCCTGATGAACTATGTCAAACTCCTTGTAGTGATTTCCCTTTATCTTGGTGATATCCCACAAGGCACGATCTCCAACCTTAATGTCCTCTGTGACTCCCTCACCGACCGCAATCACCTTCGACCACACAAGACGAGAAGTCACCTTCTCGTTGTAGATGATTCCCGCATCGGTTGTCTTCTGACCACCGAAGTCCTTGAGCAACATCACATTCTTGCCAACGGGCTTGAGTCCACTCATGAAAGTTCCCTTGTGGTGCAGTTGAATAGAGAATCGCCATACTGCTTCTTGAGTTGCTTCTCCTGACGATACGCAGAAAGAAGAACGATATAGTTAATGACATCCACAAGCGTGTCATCGAATGTCTCATTTGTTACATTCGTCTTTCCTGATTGAAGAATGGATGATAGACGGCTCATCTTATCCGTGAGACGAACCATAAAACCTTGTTCAGTCGAGCAAATGCCCATGGCCTCAACTCGCGTGAAGTTTGCAAATGGTTCCTTACCGTCGTTACCAGCATAGTCGCGGTTCTTCTTGTCCATCAGATCCCTTGCTTGTTTGCAAAGGACTTCGTGGTGCTTCAACAGTTCTTCGCGTGTCATGTCACCTCCGTACATTATTTCACTCCTGTGCTTCCGAATCCACCATTTCTGGTAGTCTTCTTACCTGGTTTTTCCAAGGATTCGAAGATTACATACTCCAAGTTCTTGACCATCTCTGCCTGAGCAATCCTCATGCCATGCTCAATCGTGATTCTGTTTAGAGAATCATTCTTGAGCATCACAAAGCACTCCTCGACATAGTCGGAGTCGATTATACCTTCGGCATTCTGAGTTACAAGTCCATTCTTGAAAGAAAGTCCAGATCGTGGATGAACTCGTACAGAATGATTTTCAGGAATATCGAAGATAAGACCAGTTGGAATCAATACGCGAAACTCAGCGGGGATCTCAACCCTATCCGTGCAGTAAAGTTCCATTGGTTCGTTTGTCCGCGTGTATGCCTTGATCTTCTCAACTCCAAGCAAACATGCTGTTAGATCAAAACAAGCAGACTGCTCGGTGGCAAAAGATGGAATGACAGCATTGGGGTTCACCTTGAACGCTTTCAGCATAATATAGACTCCCTTGTTTTAACGACGGGCTTTCTTCTTATTCTTATTACGATTCATCAGCATGTCAAGACGCTTGCGCTTTGCGGCATCATCTTCCTGCTGCTGAAGCATCTTTTCAGTTGGGCTTTGTTGTGGAGCAACAACTTTTTGCCCTTCCATATCTCGCATGGCTTGTACCACCCCACCCATTTCCTGCATCTTTACCTTGTACTGATTGAGGTTTACTTCCATGCGCTGACGCTCTGTATCGGGGAATGATGGGTTCTTAAGAAGAGATTCACATGCTGCAATACCTTCATCAAACTTATGGAGGAAGAATGCAGTTGCTGCAATCTCATCATCACATTGCCACCTGTAGATGTCCTCATCAATAAAGAGAATATCAAACTTTGGATATGGCATTGTCTTTGCCATTGAAGCATACAGATATGCTAGTCGTGGCTGATTTACCATTCTATACATCTTTGCAATCTGATATAAGGGTTCTGCGCGGATGGGGCGATAGTTCCATGACATCAAGAACTTCTCTTTGATTTCCCCAAATGTCTTGTTTGTGATGGCCGCAATCATGGCGATTCTGTACAGTGAATAGAAGACTTCTTCTTCCCATCCACCCATCTCAACACGCTTGCGATAAGATGCATCTGCCTTATCCCATTGCTGAGAGTCAAAATAAGACTGTGCAAGATAGAATTGGTGGCGGGTATTTGTTGGATCTTCCAACATTGCCTTTTCAAGGACTTCTGCATCTCTACTGTACTTCTCGACTGGAGAGATACCAACATTTCTTGCTCCACCCATGGTACGAGCGCAGATGTTGTACTTACCTTCCAACTTTACGATCTTTGGATTTGGCTTTTGGCAAGCCGCATATTCGTGCAGAACGCCCTTGTATTCCCACTTGGCATCCAACTTGAATACTTGATTGCGCCACCAGAAGAAGGATCCCCGCTTGATGCGTAGAGCATAACTGTCAATCTCTGTTGTCTGCGGTAGGATCAGTTCGCCTTCAAGATAATCATCGGCATCAATGACCCATGCATAATCTGCCTTGCCCTCTGCCGCCTTGAATGCAAGACTTCTATTGTGTCCGAAATCCTTCCATTCATGGTCGTGGATCTCGCCAGGAATACCCTTCTCCTTGAAGAAGTTGGTGATGATTTCTTTTGTATTGTCCGTGGAACCCGTATCACAAATAACCCAATAGTCGATGTACTTGTATACGGAGTTAAGGCATTCAAGAATGATGTGTGATTCATTCTTGACGATCATGCACAGCGTAAGCGTTGGCTTCATAACGAAAAATCTCCTTGTTGGTTCACTTATGTATTAGGGTTTCTTGCGACCGATATGGTATTTCGGAACCAGTTCCCAATTGCTCTTGTCCTTGTGTGGGATTATCTTCATCTGAGCAAGGGAAACTATTGGATCTCCAGCCTTCTTCTTGTCAACCACATCGACAAGACCCCACTCCTCAAGAAGATTGGCAATGGTGTTCCGTCTGCCAATGTCTGTATCATCAATGTCTGTAGGCAGACCATCAAGAGCAAATAGTTCCTTGAAATGAACAATATAGAACTTGCCTCTCTTGTGGAGTATATGGCAACTCTGATACAACTTGTTTTCTTTCTTAGAGGAAACTCCTATGCGGGTAAGTGTTTCTCTTACTTTTAGGAAATCGTCCTCTGCCTTTAGTGTCACCTCAAGCAAGTCCTCTGCATTGAGGGAAAGTATTCTTTTTTCCATATCGACCTCGCCAATCAATCAAGCATGTGTGAATAACTGAAATATTTAGCATTTCAGATTCCTCCACGCATCTCGGATCCCCTTTTGAGGATCTTGGCTACGGTCTTCTTGTCCAAGGTCGCCTTTATCTCTTCTGCTTTCCTAACGGAACACCCAAAGATATCCATAATCTTTTGGGTAGTCTCTGCATCGTCTTTCTTTGCCCACTTTGCGAATCTTTTTCTTGGCCTCAGAGAGTGAAGCAGATACTCATACTGCATCTGCTTGTCCAAGTGGCAATGAAGATTCATCTCATTTGCATACATGATGGAGTCTGCAAACTGCGACAGACCTTTGTTCATGAGATAGGGGGCATATTCAGATGCCCCCCTCCCCTCATCACGGATAAGATTTACCTTGGTCTGGTTGATGCTGTTGAGAAAGTCGAATGGACTGTCGTTCATTTCTTGAACTCGCAGGAAACCATCAGTTCGCTTAGACAGGCCATTGTGTTGATCTCCTGATCAGCCACGAATGCTGCCTTGTATTGATATTCAGCAATGGTAAGAATGGCCTGTGGGATCGACTGTGGCTCTAGGATGTCATGTAGACCATCATAGACGGAGCGGAACAAACCCACATGGTCATTGTCGATGTTGCTTGCCACCCACTTGCGAATCGATCCAAACTCCTTCTTCTTCATGAAGGCAATAAGATCGTTGATCTTGTCCGAAGCACTTGTGCCAAGTATGCCAACATCGATCTTTCCACCCAAGGAATACTTCTGAAGGTCATTGATGAGTCTGCGGAAGTCGGGGAACCTACGCATGACAAGTTCAGCAACCACCTTCTGATCATACTCAATGTCCTCAGCATCAAGAATGGCACACACCCGCTTCAGCATCTGCTTGGCGAGTTTTGGCTTGTCTGATGATGGGATCTTGAAGTCGATGACCGTGCATCGTGAATGCAGAGGCTGAATGATTCGATTCTTGTAGTTGCAAGTCAGAATGAATCGACAGTTCTTGGAGAACTCCTCCATAAAACCACGAAGTGCTGGTTGCATAGATTGTGGGTTGGAGTAGTCGAACTCGTCAAGGATGACCACCTTGGCCCCACCGCTGAAAGAAACCGCACTTGCAAACTCGCGGATTCTTGTACGCAGGGTGTCGATATTTCCATCTTCAGAGCAGTTGATGAGGATGTAATCACACCTAAGTTCCTCACACAATGCCTTGGCAACGGTGGTCTTGCCTACACCAGGCCCACCCGACAGAAGCATGTTCTGAATCTGTCCTTGTTTGATTGTTTCCTCAAATGTATTCAGAAGTTCAGGAGTAAGGACACAATCTGCAATCCTCTTTGGCCTGTACTTCTCTGACCACAGATATTCATCTGTAGCAAGCATCTTTCACCTCACTTGGTTTCTGGACGAAGAGCAATCCAATAGGTAACGCCGTTCTTTGCACCAGTCAACTTTGCAACTGCCGATCCGCCGATTTGGAACAAGTAGTCATCGGGAATCATCTTCAAAAGTTCAATGTCAAGATACACCGCAAAGGTTGATGGAGATTCATTGGTCTTAACCACCATGCTGTATTGATTTGACGAACCGTTGATACCGATCTTACGGTCAAATGCAACGATCTTAATATCTGCACCATTGTTCTGAATGCAGATGGTGTCAAGTTGAAGAACGGATGCAGACCTCTGAATCTCCGTGATCTGATTTGCCGTTAGCACAAACTCTGCGGTCAGGGTTGGCATCTTGATGGTCTTGTCTGCCTTCTCCACCAACTTGGAGTCTGCATAGCAGTAACGAACCGTGCTTCCATTTGGAGAATTCACCACAACAAACTTATCGCTGAAATTGAAGTCATAGTCTGGTTCCGAGAACAGACTTGTAGTCGCAATGAACTTGCCAAGATCGAAGATGGCAAAAGGAGAAGGAAAAGATTCATCGACCTTTGCCTCTGCCATTATGTTCTTGGCTGTAGAGACCGTGCGGATGACATTTCCCTTGTCCACATAGATGGATGAGCGAATGCCTGAAAAGTTCTTAAGGATGTCAAATGTCTTCTTGCTGATCTTCATGATTTAGTCCTCCTCCTCAAGGTCGTCCATGAGGTCTTCGTCAATGTCTTCACCACCATTTACCATGTCTTTTACATCGCGCAGATGATGCTTGCTTTCATGTCTGTGTCCTCTGCGTTCGTGCTTTCGACCGCGAGAGGATGAGCGTCCACCCGCAAATGGGTCGTGATCTCCGTTGTCCTTCCAGTTCCTGCTCACTTCTCATTCTCCTTCTCAATCAGTAGTTGAGACAAGTAGTCTACACCAAATGTGTTCTCAATCAACCTCTTTCTCTCGTTATTCTCCGAGATTGTCAGAGGAATATAGTTGCTGAATCCTGGCATTTGTTTCGGGCAATGAACTCTAGGATAGTCCAATTTTGAATAATGCCCATCATCAACATTAGTCAGTTGTGTCTGTCCAAAATCTCCACAGTTGCAAGCACGACATATGAATGATTTTGGATATTTCTTGCTTTCTTCTCGCTCTTCACATGGCGATAAGCCCATCTCTGATGATCCATGACAGGATATCTCACGAATGTCTTTTATCTCTTCCGACACAGTTGCTCCTGCAAGTCCACGCGAGATCAGAGAATCTGCAAACTGCCAAGCCTTGGTGAATCTATTTCTGAGAAAGTAGTCTTTCATTGGTTTATCCTGCTGAAGTTGTTCTTCTTGCTGAATGTAAGCACATCTTGAAACTTATCTACAAGTTGATCAGTCTTGTGCGAAATGACAAACACATTGCATCTCTTACCAAGGGTTCTGATCAGTTTCATAAACTCGTCCATGCCTGTACTATCAAGGCTTGAATCAAACACTTCATCAAGAACCAAGATATTGCAGTTGGTGCTATTCTTCAATCGTGCGATCTCTCTCCATGCAAGAAGAAGAGAAAGATCGATACGCATCTTTTCTCCTTCGCTGAAAGAAGCATAGGTAAACTCATCCCTATGTCGTGACTTGATTGTTTCATTGAAACTCTCATCAAGATTGAACTGTACGAAGAAGTCCATACAAGCGAGATAGTGATTGATCAACTTATTCATGATTGGCAAATAGTGCTTGATCACTCTCGTCTTGATTCCGCTATCCTTGAGTATACCCTGTGCTGATGAGAGAAGTTTTTGCTCATCCTGTTTTTCATCGTAGTGCTTCTTGGCATCATCACACTTGTTCTCAAGTTGGTCTAGTGTGTCTTGTTCTGTTTGAAGATTCTGCTGCGATTTTTTGATCTTGTCGGCATCAGAAGATAGACGCTCAATCATTTTCTCTGCTACGGCTAGTTTCTGTCTATGTTCGTTCAATATTGTCTGAAACTTATCGTAGTCCTGTTCCACATTGGTCAACTTATTGTCAGTAATGAATTTTTCCTCAACCGCTATTCTTTTCTCAACATCAAGAACCGCAATACGCATCTCTTCGCGCTTTGTCTTCTTGCTGTCTATCTCTCTGTTCCTATGCTGCTCTGTAAGAGGCTGTCCACATGACGGACAAGGAACTTCCTCGGTTGTCATTATCATAGACAACTCCATATCAATGGTGTTCAACTTGTTGTCAAGAGTGGAACGGATCCTCTTCAAGTCTGTGATGGTCTGTTCCTTCTTGCGCTTCAAGTCCCTGTTTTTTGATAGATTACTCAGAGTGTTTCCACCCTTGACAACAACAGAAGATAGAGAATCCCGAACTACTTCATTTTTCTTTATCTCTTCATCGATACCTTCAAGGGACGAGCGACTCTTTTCCTCAAGAGCATCAAGATACTTTTTCTGAGTATCCTTCTTGCTCTCAAGAATCTCCATTGTGGTTTCACAGGTGCGAAGGTCTTCCTTGTTGGAGGAGACTCTGTCCTTCAAAACAGTATTCATTGAAGAAAATACGCTGATGTCAAGCAAAGACTCAACGATGGCGCGTCGGTCTGCGGCGGGTAGACGCATGAAAGGCACATAGTTGGTAGATCCAAGAATGACAACTTGACAGAATGCCTTGTATGACATCTTGAGAATCTGTTCCTCAAGCATCTTCTGATAGTCCTTGGACTTGGAGTCCTGATCTATCATCTTGTCATCTTTATGGATCTCAAATAACTTTGGAGCAAGTCCTCGTCGGATAAGATACTTCGTGCCACCGATCTTAAAGATGCATTCAACCACACAGTCCTTGGTGTTGATGCTGTTGGCGAGTTGCGGAATGTTTATGTTGCGGAACGGCTTGCCGAATAGACAGAAGGTCAAGGCATCAAGGAAAGTCGTCTTTCCCGCACCATTTTCTCCACAGATCAGAGTCATCTCTGACTTGTCGAGTTTTAGTTCAGTCCAATAGTTACCGTATGAAAGAAAGTTCTTCCAGCGAATGGATTCAAAGACGATCATTGGTCACTCCACCTGTATTTATCGGGTGGACTCTAGATCAAGGTAAGGATTTTTTGAAGAAAACCAAAGAGGAGTTGTGCTATTCTTCCAAGCCGCAAATCGCGACTTTTCTCCGATGTAATACTTTCTATATGCTACCACAGCATCAACATCCTTGTATTGTTCTGGCATTGCCTGTGCAAAAGGAGTCAGTTCCTTGATTGGAATATTTGGTGGGTAGTTGGCATGACACCACCGAATGATGTCTTCGCTCTTATGAATCTTGCCATATCTCTTTGTGTATTCGTCACATAGAGCAAGACCATGCAGACACAGCCAATTGTAGTTGGCTATGCTTGCTGATGCCCACAGAGTGCATGGATGCTTTCTATGGGTTGGTTTGTATGTCGCAGTCCCCTCTGGGTGTGCAGAACAAAGCATCTGCGCTGTTTCCAAAATCATCTTGACAATATGCTTATCGCACATGTCTTGTGCTGCCTTGCGTGGATTGCTGTTTACTACAAAGATGTTCATGGCGAGAGCATAACCTAATAAGTGAGTGGTGTCAACTATGAGTAGATCGGAATATTTTCAAAGGCTATGTCTGCAAACTGCGGTAGGCTTTGCTTGATTGCCTGTAGACCAGATGAAGAAAGTTTGAAGTCTTTGTTTCCATAATTTAAGAACCATCCAGATCCTCCAGCCACACTTGCAAAAGTTATACCACCAATAGTAAACCCACCATAAAGAGTTCCACTTGCAGAATATACCTTCTCAAAGAAAGCATATGTTGCCCCCGTTGTCGTACCTATACAAACATTGTTGTTTGCTATCACAAGATTAGATGGATTGTTTATCTGAGATAGATTTAGTTGAATGTTTGTTCCATCAAAAGACATTATGCTGGTTAGATGAGGATATTGACTCACCCAAGGCAAATTTCTGATGTCAACCTTGTTGTATAAACCGAAATAATCGCTATTACCTTGCTGCATGGTGGCTTCACCATAATTTGTTTCATAGTACGAGTACGGAGTATATCCATATCTACGATCCGTTGTTGGAATTGTACTAGACCTTTCAAGCCACTCATCTCCATCAATGTTAAATGTGGAATACTTGAGTCCATTTGCTTTCCATAGACTGTTCCAGTTTCCTTCATTGAATTTCACAAATGTTGATGGTCTAGTACATTCTATGAAAATATTGTTATTGATTTTGATGTTTGTTCCGCCGATGAAGATGGCGTTGTCAACATCAGACATTGTGCTACCGCATCGATAGAACACATTTCTTATGATGTTGTCGCCACCACCGCTGTAATCGAAATATATTGCACAAGCATTGTGTAGAGAATCAACTCCGCATATTCCATAATAAGGTCCACCTGGCAAGCGGGATCCGATGTTGTTAAAGAAGTTTCCACGAATGACATTTCCCACATGAGATGGGTCTGCATACTTGTAGACAGCACCCATGTCATCGTTGTAGAAATTTAGATTTGTGAAGTTGTTTGACTCTATTATATTGTTGTTACCAGAGTAGTCTATTCCCTTTCCATTTCCATCAGCAATCAATGTCTTTTGTATGATGTTTCCGACACCAGACATTTGAATTGCAGCACCGTTTGAACTGGAAAGTCTACCGAAAGACTTTATAACACAGTTGCTTACTACATTGCCAGATCCCGATAGTGTTTGTCTATTTCCACCAGTTAGAATTATTCCCTTGAGTCCAATGTTTCTTATATCGCAATTATCAACCGTGGCGGTAGTTCCATCAAGAATGACAACGCCATTTTTTCTCATATTCCGAATCTTGCAATTTTTCACCACTACATTGTTGCACTGATTTATCTCAACCGCAGAACCAGAGCATGTATCAAATATCAAACCATCTATAACAATATTGTCACTTCTGTATAGTTTGAACAAAGATGCCAATGTATCTCGCGTGTTACTCGGATCCTTTGTTTGTATAACCTTAGATGCATCATATTCAGGTGTTCCATCGCTCCAATCAACACCACTAGATGTTCTTGAAGAGGACACCCGAATCTTTGTTCCAGAAGTTATTCCAACTGGAGGTATAAAATACAGAGTATCTGATAGACCAGAGGTGAGAGAACCAGAGTTCAATCTGTTTCTGCTGATGTAATACTCACCAGCAGTGTCGAGTTCTTCAGGGACATTAAGAGCAAACCATCTTCTTGGTGAGGGATTTGCTGGAACATATGATGTACATGATGTAACGCCAGCGATTCCATATGCCGAATCAGACGAGCGAACCGTGATATTTCTTGTTGCTGTGTTTATAGAATCGATTCTATAGGCTTCATCATTCCAATCAAATCGCCAGAAGCCATGAACATAGATGTCACTGTTTGGCCCAACTCTATCAGACCATCTTGTTATTCCACTATAGTCTATTCCATAGCACACACCAGAAGGATATCTAAACACCCCGAAAGTAAATCCTGGTGATGTAAAGGCAGATCCAGAACCAGATTCAATAACGCTTTCGATTATTGCACTTGAATCAAAACTAAATTCCGATGATTCCGCTCCAGTTGCTATGCTTGGGAATCTTGCTAGTGTGAGTGGTTCACCATTGAATGATATTTCAGGAAGTGTTGGTATGTCTTTGAAGCCAAGTCTTCTTCCGTTATAGACATCAACAGTAACACCAGCAATAGGATATATTGGCTGTGTATATCTTATGTTTCCGAAAACGCCGACATCTATCATGCCGAAACCATTTCCATCATTCAAGTTGACCTTGTATATGCTTCCGCGAACAGATGGCTTGAACCTTTCGTACATAGGATCAGCACTGTTTATCAAGGTCACACCAGCAACATCTAGAGTCTTTGCACCAGTGATTATTACTGAATCTTGTTGAGTAGCACGAATCGTCAATGGTTTGTCCGCTTCGCCACTGTGAGTAGAATTAAATTCCACAGTTTCCCCAAACAACTCGTAAACACCAGGCATCATATCAATAATGATTGGCAAAGTACCAGTATAGGATGCAGCAATATTCAACGCTCTTCCTATTGTTTGAACTGGCGACGAAACACCATCAGAGGCATCATCTCCGCTCATGGAAGAAACACTTATTGTGTAGTAATCTGGAGTTGCATTAAACTGGCTTTGATATACAGGAACGCCATAGGATGCAGGAGCCTCCAACCAAACTCCTCTCTCACCAGATGCAATTGCAATAGTATCAGGAAGATTTGGTTGACTTGTTCCTTGCTTTACAAACACATTCTTTCCTGCTGGTGCCGTGAGTCTCCATAGTCTCTTATTTGGATCGTTTGTATATGCACCACTTACAAGTATATTTGTACCAGCCTGATGCAGATCGATTCTGTCCACAAGACCCGAGGTAGAACCAGTAGAGTCACAAGGAGCAGCAACCTTATTTCCACTTATTTCTCTCCATTCTACAAGTGCAGAATTTACTCTACTTAGATCTTTACCAGCAGGGTCTCTTGTATTGAATACGATAAACTGATTTGTTCCAGCAAGACAACTGTGGAAAATATCTTCTTTATAGTATTCTTCAGAAAGTGGTCCCGTGAATCCAACAGAATTGTTGAAGACATTATGTGGACCAGAAATTATAAGGAAATTCAATCCCTCTGATGGTGCCTGTGGCCTTGATCTCAGAATTGCTCTTACTTTCTTTTGATTGTGTATCAATCCTTGATATGCCTTATTTCCAAATGTTATTCCTCCCTCTGATACAGGGTGAAATCCAAATCTTTTTCCAAACCTAATAGATTCATCAGATGACACAGATGGAGGATATCCATAATCTCTTATGAGATAATCTGCCATTTCAGCATACAAGTGATGTGAATGTCCATAGCCAGGAAGTTTTATTGCTACCCTAGACAATCCACCTGGGTCAACACCATATCTTGCTTCTGCTGGTGTCATTTCATGTACTTCAGATGAAGTCACTATAGTGTTCTGAAATCCAGGAGTTTCTCTCAATGAATCTCCTATTATCTTTGATTTCAAATCACCTTGTGTAAACACATAAAGTGCTGTAGACCAAGCAAATGCAGTTTGTCTAGTTTCATCACTTTGATATGCATTTTTGAAGTCTTGTCTGCTTGCCACATTCGTGAAGTAAGACAATAATGCTTCGGCACTTGCTCCACAAGCACCAGCAAATCCATTTGGATCCATATAGGTCAATCCATCATACCAATGCTTAAACTCCTGAGCAAATGTTCTATTTGTAATGCTTGATGTGATACCATTGAATCTGGCATCGTTCACTATTGCATATGTCTGACGAGCATCTGGTATAACTTTGAAGCCATTGTTTGGATCATTTGCCCAATTCAATAGTGCTGCTGTGCTTCCAAGATCTGTTCTTGACAAATAAGGACCAGCAACTGCAAACTGATCTCCCCATGCTTCTGAATCATCGTGAAGATATTTGAATAACATTTCATCATTTTTGGCTTGACTCAAGAAGTTCAAGAATGACTGTTTTGCTACAGATCTATTTTCATATGCCCATGGAGTCAAGAACCTGATTGGGTTTGTGTCTGTAAATGCACCCCATGTTCCGCCAAACTCTGTACTTAGGAATGTGAGTCCACCAGCGGCACCAGTGTATGTCGTTCCATCTGTAAGTTTCTTAAAGTAATAGTGTGGTTCACGATGGAATCCAGGAGGTCCATCAAGAAGCCAGTACTGTGGTTTAAGCATTCTTCTTTCATATGGTATCTGAGCAGCCAATCTCTTATGTGCGCCAAAAATGTCCGAATATGTGTCTGAAGTAAATGTCATTCCCGCAGTTGAACCTGGTCCATCTCTATATCTGAAATAGTTCAAATCTACACCAGGTGTATTATCAACATGAAGCATTGGGACTATAGAAGGATAAAGCGATTGACCGTCTGGTCCTGTTGCTGCTGGTGTCCACGAAACTCCCCATACCGCAAAATCCAATGCTCTAAAGAATCCAGTTCTTGAAGTGTCGGGAGGATCAATCAATCCGTTTACAAGTTCTTCATGTAGTTCGTTGAAGTACAACGAATCAAGACCAGTTGTAATCCCACCTTTCATGCAAGCATACAGCAACTCAAACTCGGATGTCCTCGCAAACCCAGTCCAGAAATTCTGTGGTGGTTTTGTTGGTGTCTTTCTATTTGGAAATGGGAAGTTTGAAACAACTGCCGCATTTCCAATCATTTCCATATTTGGTCTAAACTTATTGTTTAGTGTCTTGTCAAACCATCCAGACTTATTGAGATGATTGTAATAACCAACGCCATCATGGAAGTAATCAACTATACTCATGTTGAGTGCCAACATGGTTGGATACAAATAGAACAATCTAAATCGTCTGTCGTTTATCCATGGTACTTGTTGTTCGAAATCTCCATTAAATATTGTTCCAGTTACACCTTTCCATGAGATATCACCGTTGTTTTCCACCTCTGTGAAAACATTGTAAAAGAATGGATACGCACTCATCACTGATTTGTTGCTATCAGAGGAATCTTCTGGTGTGCATACTGCCATTATCTCGCCAAGTTCACTTGTTCCACAGATACCCATACCCCAAATCGAATTAGAATAGGTAAGACCCCATTTTCTCTGTCCAAGCAACATGTCATGACCTGATGTAAACAAGTCGTTGGCTTTGTCGCTATCCAAACACCAGTGTCTTGGATTTGTGTCTCCATTGAATCTTCTCTGATCATTTCGCGTTGGATCAATTAGCCCAACATCATCCTTGAACATGTATTGAGCAAATCGCTCAACACCAAGAACAACACCACCAGTTGCATCTGGACCAGAGTCACCGAATGTATAGTTGTATTGATCCCTTGCCCATTCTACTGGAATATTCTCGACATAACTTGCACCAGAACTTGCGATGTTTGTCCACAAGGTATAACCAGGTGCTTGCCATTGATGGAATGTTCTTTCTATAACTGCACTTGCATCCATGATGACATGTGCAAATCCATCATTTGGTGACTTGAATTTTTCCTTCCAATGTGATACTGATGCATCAAGTCTCCACTTGAAGTAATCTTTATTTCCTTCTACTGTTGGATCTTTGTAAAGACCAAAAGGAATACGCATCTCAAAGCCAGTTCCATATGGAAGGCATCCAAGATAAGCGATGAACTCCATTGAGTTTCCCCATGCTGCGGACAAATCATTCAAGGATTGGAGAAGTCTGTTGCCGTAACCATAGGAGATGCCAACAACATCAGTCATCGGAGGTTTGAAAGTAAGTTCCGTCAAGTCTTGTGGACTATCGGGAAAAGTCATTCCATTGAATAGAATCAGAGTTTCATAAGCAAAGCAAAGTCCCGCTCTTTCGTTTACTTGCCCCCACCAAGTTGAATAAGTCAGTGCTTCGGGATATCGAATCCACGGAGAACCAACCAGCACTTGATCAGCAGAGTATCCACCACCAGTTCTTCCGTAATCATTAAATCTAACTCGCGATACTAAACCAGCAGGAAAACAGAGTCCGCTATACGCTGTATTCAAGTTTGCATCAGTAACACCATTCACAATAACACCAAGTTCTGCTGATCTTCCACCAAACACATCTACATTCAACAGATCGCTAACTGTTGTGTTTTCCCGTAATAGCAAATACATGTCAAACTGAAATGATTCAGCCGTATATCTGTCGGACAACCAAGGATATCTTCTCCAGTTGCCAACGAGTGAATTCATCGGACTGGAAAAGTTTCCGTATGGACTATGGATTACAGAACGACGAATACAGTTGTCATAGTTTGCACTTAAGCCCATGTATAGTTGCGACGGGAGAGAGTTGCCAGGATACCAATCAAACTTTGGATGATAACCAAAGAAAGCGTTGCCACCATCAAACAAGAAATCCTGTGCATATATTCCATTCAAATTATACTGAACAAATTTATTCGACGCTCTCTGTGGACTTCTTGCTCTATCAAACTTTTTGTATGCAGTTCTAACAGCAGATGCAAAATCCCTTGGGTGAGTCAATATATCAAACCAACCATCATCACCATTTGTAGTATAGTTGAACGATGCCTCAACAGTTCCACCCAGTATTAGCGGGTTGACAGGAGCAGATATTCCAAGCAATTCCATGGTTGCTGCTTTACCTAAATCAGCAGTAGCAGCAGACCAACCTGGCTCGTATCTATTGATCAAATAATTGAATACACGATTAAACTTTTCCTGAAACTCTGGATCTGGTGGAGTTGTTATAATCGTGGGAAAATCACTTGGTGGTCTTGTGCCTTGATCGTTGAATGCGGACTCAAAAGGATTAACGCCAGAAAACTTTGCGTTTATCAACTTTACCTTGTAGTTGTTCAATACCCGTATATTAGTTATTCTCATGTAGTTGACTCCGCTTCAATCTCAAACTTACCCGCCATCAACTTGCTGACTATCTCTCCACCATCAACCAACTGTACAAGTTCAACATCATAAAAATAACGACCAGCCTTAAAAGTCGTTGTTGTATCCGAACTTATCACCATACGCATGAAACCCGTATTACCACCAAGGAAAAATATCCCATCCTGTACAAAGCCCTGTGTGCTTCCAGGCTGAAATACTTGAGTGGCTGTGCTTCCAAGTGTGAATAAAACGGGATCTCTGTACTTAGACTTCTTGATCTTCATTCTTGCTCTGTAATCATCTAATGAGTAGACAAGTGTACCGAACTCATTTATAGATGAGTTTAATATAGACAATGGCTGAAGATCATCTGTAAAAACTTGAAATTCAAGAACGAAAGTAGAACCTTGCTCAAGTGAAAGATCGTTGTTTAGTGCTGGCATCAGTTAGTTACCTCCGCTTGAACATCTAATCTTCCGCTTAATGCTTTTGTAACTTCAACTCCACCACTTGTCTTTGTATCTACAACTTCTATGTCATAGAAATATTTTCCATGCTTCAATGCAGCAGTTGTCGTGGATGATATAATGAACTTCACTCTACCTTGATTTTCAGCATCAAAATAGAACCCATCTATGGTATTGCCTTCAGTTGATTCTGTATTTGCTTGCAAAACACTGTTTGCAGTTATACCAAGAACTGCTGCCGCTGTCCCATACTTGCTCTTCTTTACCTTCATTCGCAATGAAATATTAGCGGCAGATGAGGTGGCTGTATATTGATTTGTCGTGGTGGTTGTTAGTGTACTGTTATCATCATTTCTGAGATCAAACTGTAACACAAAGGTTGAACCTTGCTCAACAATAAAATCCTGATCAACAAGTGCCATTAGTCCCCCTTCGTGAGGTCAGTAACGCTCTTGTCCTTGCGCCACATCTGACACGACCAGTACTTTGGCGTATCTCGCGAAAGACCACCTTTGTCACAGCCATGTCGAGCGCGGAAGTTCTTCAAACGACCTGGTTGATCACGCTTGATCGAAAGACCAGGATCACCGAATCTAACGATCTTGTTGTCAACGCACACAGCGAACTTCTTACGCTCACCAGGTGTTCTCCAAGGCTTACCAGTGGCTCGTCCCTCGCACTCATTAGCCTCGTTCATGCCCTTGCCCGTTAGAGCCTTTAGGAATGAATCTGCTGAACCTTCATCATCAAATACAAACTCGGTTGTCTCGTCATTTGATTTGACTTTTGCTCCATACTTCTTGGCGTGTGAACGAATGCTGCTTGCACCAACTCCCGTCTTGAGATTTCCCTGTACGATGTACTTCTCCAAGATGACAGGCCCATCCCTTGAAATAACATCATTGAATGAAGACAGTGCTGAAAGTATTTCCTGCCTATCAATAAACGCATTAAGATTGTATCTGCCTTCTTTGATAGTCTTCCAATCACCACCAAGTTCCTTATACTTTGCAGACGCCCAGCCATTACTATAGGCCGATGGGTGTACCCGAAAACCCTTTCCGTTGTTCGGTCCATCAACGGTCTTACCGTTGTATTCTATACTTGCAACTTTACCAGACACAAGGCTTTGAATCTTGCTCCAAAGTTCCTTATTTGTTGGCTCATTTTTCTCATTTATCTTGCCTTTGCCGAAGTTGGACACCATGATGGGTTCACCCTTTCTTTCAGGATTTGGATCGTGCTTTCTCTTAACGCGAACAGCGGCGGCTCTCTTTTTCTTGGAGAGCATCGCTCGCTTTTCGTTAGACATGCACTTTGGCTTGGGTTCACCAGTCTCCCTTGCACAGGGACCGATGGCCTCACCTTTGGCATTGATCCTCTTCCAACCACCCTCGGGGTGAGATGGGCTGAACCAATTTCTCAAATCCTCAAATGTAAGAACCTTTCCCATGCATGTCTCCTAGTTCCCAATATTTAGGAAAACTACAGAGACAAACTTTCAGCATAAAGTTCACGCATGAGGGATTTCAGGGCAGTTCCGCTGTCGATTTTTAGTTCATCAATATAGCCATCTATCAGTTCCACGGTGTTCTTGGAAAGTTCCTTTTCAGAGACATATTCCTCTTCCGTGGCGGCTTCTTCCTCAAGTTTTTCAACAATCTGTAGGTCGTACACACCAGCATCAAACAACTTGTCGCAGAACATATCGAACTTGGCAGTGTTCTTCTTGGAGGTAACTACAACCTTTACAAAGCATTCCTTGTACTTTGAGAAGTTGA